CACCAGGTCCTCAACCACTTAAAGAGTGTTTGATTAAACTTGAAGGTATATTAGAGGCAAAAGAAGATGGAGATAGGTTGAGTCCAATAGAAGCCCACGATATGATTTGTCATATTGCTGACGCGGTTCTTAGCGGAGGCATCCGGAGGGCAGCTCTGATAAGTTTGTTCTCTGCAACAGATGATGAAATGATTAGTTGTAAATCAGGTGCTTGGTGGGAAAAACATCCACAAAGAGGTAGAGCAAATAACTCGGCATTATTACTCCGTCACAAAATCACCAAAGATTATTTTATGGACCTTTGGAAAAGAATTGAGGCAAGTGGTGCGGGAGAACCCGGAATTTATTTCACAAATGATAAAGATTGGGGAACTAACCCTTGTTGTGAGATTGCTTTAAGACCGTTTCAATTTTGCAACCTTTGCGAAGTAAATGTTTCAAATGTTGTAAATCAAGAAGATTTTGAATCTAGAATTAAAGCTGCTACGTTTATAGGAACATTACAAGCAGGATATACAAACTTCCACTACCTTAGACCAATTTGGCAAAGAACAACTGAAAAGGACGCCCTTATTGGAGTATCAATGACAGGTATTGGTTCAGGCGCTGTATTGGCTTTGGATATGAAAACCGGAGCAAAGATTGTTAAAGCGGAGAACGAGAGGGTTGCAGGATTATTAGGCATCAATAAGGCGGCAAGAACAACAACTGTTAAACCTGCCGGAACAACATCATTAACGCTTGGAACCTCTTCAGGTATTCACGCTTGGCACAATGAATATTATATAAGAAGAGTTAGAGTTGGAAAAAACGAGGCAATATATGGTTATTTGAGAGACAATCACCCCGAGTTGATTGAAGATGAATACTTCCGTCCACACGACACAGCAGTCATTGGTATCCCACAAAAAGCTCCGGAAGGTTCTATATTGAGGAATGAATCACCAATTCAATTGTTGGAAAGAGTTAAAAGAGTTCATATGGAATGGATTAAACCCGGACACAGAGGTGGTAGCAACTCACATAATGTATCTGCAACAATTTCAGTAAGGGAGCATGAATGGCCTGCTGTAGGTGAATGGATGTGGACTGAACGTGAACATTATAATGGTTTATCTGTACTCCCCTTCGACGGAGGAAGTTATACCCAGGCACCTTTTGAGGACTGTACCAAAGAAAAATACGAAGAGTTAATGGAAACACTAAAAGATGTTGATTTATCTAAAATAGAAGAATTAGATGATGATACACAGTTAGGTGCGGAACTCGCGTGTAGCGGTGCGGGATGTGCGGTAGTATAATAAAAAATAAAAATTACATAAAGCCGGGTGAATTACCCGGCTTTTTCTATTATAGGTGATATTTATAGTAAAACACCTATAATGTTATTAAAAGAAAATGCAATAAGAAAAGAAAGAATCTATAAAGGTAAAAATAGATATTATAATTTTATTTTCCTATGTTCTGGCTGTGGTAAAGAATTAAATGTTCAATCCTCTTCACTTAAAACACACTCAGGTAAGTGTATGAGATGTACACAACTAAAAGAGCCGTATAAATACATTTATAATGAGTTGAAATTACATAAAAAAAGAACTACTCCGGTTGAATTAACATTTGAAGAATTTCTTGAAATAATTAAGTCGAGAGAATGCCATTATTGTGGTGAAAAATTGATTTATGAAGAGTATTCTAGGGTTTGGGGTAAAACAAATAGTAGGGCACATCAACTTGATAGGAAAAATAATGATTTAGGTTATACAAAAGATAACGTTGTTACTTGTTGTTGGGAGTGTAATAGATTGAAATCAGATAGATTTACTTATGAAGAATTCATTCAGTTATCACCAATCTTAAAAAAAATAACAAATGAAAGAAAACAAAAAGGAACAACCTAAACTTCTCCCTTCTTATTATTACTATAACGAACAAGGGTTATTTGTTTTCACAGAAGAATACCATAAAAATAGAGGATACTGTTGTGGAAATAATTGTTTGCATTGTTGTTTTGAACCTAAAGCGCAAAAAGGGAATACTACAATAAAAAAATAATCAACATATATTTATAACATATGGCAGACGGTATTACATATGGTATAAATTTTCCCTTTAGAGATTCTTTGACTGGTGAGTATTTACAACTTACACAATATCAAAAGGACGAGATAAGGGCGGATTTAATCCACCTTTTACTTACAAGAAAGGGGTCAAGGTATTATTTACCAACTTTTGGAACTAGAATATATGAATTTATTTTTGAACCTTTTGATGGTTTAACTTTTGACGCAATCGAGTCAGATATTAGAGACGCAATTACCACATTTATGCCAAATCTAATTGTTAATAACATAACAATAGAACCAGCATCAATTGAGGATGAATCACCTGCAGGGGCATCTAGTTCTGTTATTGATGATGTTCCATATATATTTAGAGTTCCGGGTAAAGGAACTGCTGACTATACCGCAAAAATTAAAATAGATTACTCTACAGATTCTGCAACATTTGCTCAGAGTGATTTTGTAATTATTAATATTTAAAATAACATGGCAAACGGAAAAATATCATATACAGTAAGAGATTACGAAGGAATAAGAACAGAACTTTTTAATTATGTAAGAACATATTATCCAAACCTAATCCAAGACTTCAACGACGCATCTGTATTTTCTGTTTTCTTGGACTTGAACGCAGCGGTTGCAGACAACTTACACTATCATATTGATAGAAGTATTCAAGAAACTGTTTTACAATACGCCCAACAAAGGTCTTCTATTTATAACATTGCAAGAACATATGGATTAAAAATCCCCGGACTGAGACCATCCGTTTCTCTTGTGGATTTTTCAATTACTGTTCCAGCATTTGGTGATAAAGAAGACGAAAGATATTTGGGTATTTTATTGAGAGGTTCTCAAGTAAGCGGTGCGGGACAAGTTTTTGAAAACTTACATGATATTGATTTCTCATCCCCTTATAACGCTGAAGGTGCTCCAAACAGATTAAAAATACCTAACTTTAATGGTAATGGTGTCCTTGTAAACTATACAATTACTAAAAGAGAAGTTGTTATAAACGGAATAACTAAAGTTTTTAAAAGAACAATAACCGCGAATGATGTTAGGCCATTTTTTGAATTGTTTTTACCTGAAAAAAACGTTTTAGGAATTACAAGTGTATTACTCAAAAGTGGAACAAATTATACAAACACCCCAACATCTGCGGAGTTTTTAGGTTCTGATAATAGATGGTATGAGGTCGACGCTTTGGCGGAAGATAGGATTTTTATAGAAGACCCAACAAAAGTTTCTGACCAACCAGGTATAAAAGTGGGTAAGTATATTCAAACAAGTAACAGGTTTATGTCTGAATTTACACCTGAAGGGTTTAAGAAAATTATTTTTGGTGGTGGAACAAACTCAGCGCAAGAAGCATTAAATCAATTTACATCAGTTGGTTCAACTTTAAACTTACAAAATTATTTTAATAATTTTGCTTTAGGTTCTACCTTAACACCTAATTCCACATTGTTCATTCAATATAGAATAGGTGGTGGACTGGCGACAAACCTCGGCGTCAATGTAATTAATCAGATTGGAACCGTTTCATTTTTTGTAAATGGACCTTCTGATGTTACAAACAATTCTGTTATAAATTCTTTGAGATGTAATAATGTCACCGCCGCAATTGGAGGTGCTAATGCACCAACCACTGAGGAAGTTAGAAACTTTGTTTCATTTAACTTTGCGGCACAGAAAAGAGCGGTAACCATACAAGATTATGAGGCACTTTTAAGAAACATGCCGGCACAATTTGGTGCACCTGCTAAAGTTGCGATTACAGAAAACAATAATAAAATAGACATACAAATTTTATCTTACGATACATCAGGTAAATTAACTAATGTTGTATCTAATACATTAAAACAAAATATTGCAAACTATTTGTCAAACTATAGAATGATGAATGACTACATTTCTGTTATGACTGCAGATGTGATAGACTTATCAGTAAACGTTTCTGTAGTTCTAAACGCGGCACAAAACTCAGGACAAATCATTACTGATATAATAGATAATGTTTCAAATTATTTTGACCCACTGAATAGACAGATGGGTGAAAATGTTTATTTAGCGGAACTAAAAAGTATAATACAAAGACAAAATGGGGTTGTAACAGTAACAGGTCTTGATGTGTTTAATAACGTCGGAGGTCAATATTCATCTTCTCAAACATCTATGACATATTTGGACCCTGAAACAAGACAAATAAGACCAATTGATGATACTTTGTTCGCTCAACCAAACCAAATATATCAAATTAGGTATCCCGGAAAAGACATCAAAGTTTCTGTTAAGAATTTCCAATCTGTCTCTTTTTCATAACCAATTTATTTATTGAATTCCTCACCTATTTTTTAAGGTATAGTATTTGTAAAAATACGCCCTAAACTATTTATTCAATAAAGACTCAATGGGAATCTCACAAAGGATAAGAACCGAAATTGGTATCAACAAAACAATTAATGTAGAATTACAACAGGAATTCAATTACCTTGAAATCCTTTCTCTGAAAATACAACAAGAAGAAGTTTATACAAAAGGTTGTTCAGACTACGGAGTAGTGGTCGGAAGAGTAACCGCAAACAATGGATTTGGTATTCCAAATGCAAAAGTAACAGTTTTCATTCCGATTGATAATATCGATAGAACTAACGCTGAGATATTTTCAATATATCCATATGTAACCCCTGACGATAAGAATGAAGATGGATATAGATTCAACTTATTACCGTATGAGAAGTCATACACAAATCACGTTCCAACAGGGACATTTCCATCAAGATATGATTCACTAACAAATAAAACAGCAATCTACATTTATGACAAGTATTACAAATTTACTGTAAAGACAAATGAAAGTGGTGATTATATGATTATGGGTGTTCCACTTGGAGTTCAGGTTATTTTTATGGATTTGGACTTGTCAGACATGGGTGAATTTTCATTAACACCTCAAGATTTAGTTAGAATGGGAAGAGCAACAGAAGCTCAGGTTGCCGGGAATTCTTTCAAAGCTTCGAATAATCTTAACTCACTCCCTCAAATATTATCATTAAGGAAATCAATTGATGTTTCCCCATTATGGGGAGACCCTAGTATTTGTCAAATTGCTATTAATAGGGTTGATTTTGACTTAAGAGATGATGCAAATATTGATATACAACCAACTTCCGTTTTCATGGGCTCAATTGTTTCGTCTGTTGACAACAAAACAGTCAAAACGGGATGTAAGCCCGCAACAGAGATGGGAAATAATTGTAATTTAGTTGCGGGACCCGGACAAATACTATGTATTAGACAAACAATATTTCAAGACTCGTATGGATTACCTGTATTAGAACAGTATAGATTTGATGGTGGGGACGACGTAATTGATACAGACGGTTCATGGTTAGTTGATGTCCCAATGAACTTAGATTATGTAACCATCAACGAATTTGGAGAAAGAATATTATCAAACGACCCAAAAGTCGGTATACCAACAAAAGGTAAATATAGATTCAAAGTCAAATGGAAACAATCAGAGGATTTGGGAAGAAGTGTGGTAAGAGCAAATTATTTGGTTCCTAACATAAGAGAATATGGGTGGCAGAGTGCTGCTAATGACCCAAGATTATCTCCCGGTAGTCCACAGTATATAGAATTTATGAAATCTTACGCCTTTAGTTTAGATTGGTCTGATTATGTATATAGCACAGGGACAACTGCAGGCAGAAGAATCTTACAAAGTTTTGTAAATTGTGAAGATAGATTTTACCCTTTTGAATATAATAAGGTTTATACAGTTTCAAATTTTATTGACCAATACCACAAAGGGACAAATAGAGGTAGATTCATTGGTATAAAACAAATTA